GCAAATAAAGTCCAAATATGTTCTTCTGCGTTTTCCAATAAGTCAGCTTTCTCACTTAATACTGAGTTAAGGTTTTCAAATTCCGTTTGTAGAGCAATACCACTAGATACTTGAGATTTAGTTTGTCTAACCCCTGACATATGCGTTGCTCTATCTATCATTTCAATCTTCTGTTCAATAGATGATCTGATCTCACTTAAATTAGAACCACTTGGCTGTAATAAAAAAGGTTTTAATCCACTATCAAGATCATCAGGCATAGATATAATAGATCCTGCACCTGCACTTGCCTCAACACCTTGTGTTTTGACTAAGCTAGGGTGGTTAGATAATCTTATAAGCTGTTCCATCTCAGATAGCTCATTGTAAATAGACTGTTGCAATAAAGCCACATCTGTTAAATCACTAATCCCAACACCCTTACGAGGTGATCTTTTATTGTATAAACATACCGCAGGTATCTCACCTAATTGGTTAGGCTTAAGATCTATTAATTTAGACTTACCTCTATCAGGTACAAATACATAAGATATTTCATTGGGTGTCCATATTCTAAAGTATGTACCATCAGAAGTTCTTTCTTCTCTAACCTTTAAATAATCCAATACATAACGACCACTTGATGATCGAGCATAATGCCAATCCATAACATTATCAGGTGTTACCATAGTTAAATAAGGTCTTATATCCTGACCTAGTTCTTCTGCTCTAGTTTGTGCGTTGCTTTCAGGCTTATCAACAAACAACCAAACATTGCCATAAACACCACTATAAGTCTGTGCGTTCTTCATAAACGCATTAAAGTTCTGTCCGTCTAAGTCAGCGTCATCTAAAAATGATTCTAAGCTAGGCTCTGTAGACAATGCACCATACTCTCTAGTTGGTGGTACTCTGAATAAAAAACTTGAGTAAATGCTTATGATATTACGACAATGATTGTCTATCGGCGTATAATTAACTCTATTTTGATACTCTAAATCTAATTCTAATGCGTATTCGTGTAAGAAACTACCTGATCGGTATTCTTCTCCACCCAAGTATGATCTTAGATAAAACGACCATCTATGGCTCATTAAGTCATAGTTATCGTGTCTAGCTTCCATAAAATCTTTATCGTGGACTAAAGATTCCATATTAGTTTCATTTAATATATAAGTTCCCATTATTTAACACTCCATCTAGTAGGTAATTCTTTGTTATAATTTTTCCTTATAGGGAACAGATAATCAACCGCATAGCCTAATGCGTCATTCATATGGTCAAAACCGCTATCCTTATCAGGTTGCGTAGTTCCCTCTTTGTAAAGGTGTCTTTCCAAGCCTCTGATAATGTTTTTACATTTGGGATCTATAAACATCATTCTTTGCTCGTTTGTATTCTTTAGCCTCGAATTAACAGCGTTGATTCTGTCTCTTATTTGAGGGTGTGCGTTCTTAACTCTTACTGTTAGTCCTGCGTTCTGTAATATCGTTAAATCAGTTCTACCACCTGCTGAGGTCTTGCGTTGTCTACAAGCAGGATCAGGATATACAATGATCTTCCGTTCAGGGTATCTTGCTTCTATTTCCTTAACTAATTCTTCTGTGTTAGATGAGTATATTATGATCTCATCAATAAAATTGATAACATTATTGTCTATTTGAAACACTGCGGCGCTCATTGGATCAATGTTAAAATCCATACCTATATGCAATGTCGTGTTGTTGTCCTTTACTACCTTAACATTTTGCTCTCTATCAAAGTTGTAATAAATAGCACCTGAGTAAGTCTCAAAGGTGGCTTCGTATTCTTGTCTAAAGGTTCTTTCGTCTAGGTCAGCTTTAGCGGCTTCTACTTCGTCTGAATCTACTTGCTCTCCCTGTAGGGTAGTGAACTGCCAAGATTCCCAGTCTTTATCTTCCTTACCTTTCATATAAAGGTCGTAAGCCCAATTACCATAGCCTCTTGGTGTACCACACGCAAAGAAATTGCCTTTAGTGTCAGATAAGGTAGCTCTTAACACCGAGTAATAAGCATCACTAGGTATGTCAGCAAACTCATCTAAGACTAGAAAGTTTAATCCAACACCTCTTAACTGGTCATAAGACCGGTCAGAACCTCGTAAAGATATCTCTGACTTATTGTGTAATCTGATAGTTAAATCTGTTTCGTTTATGTAGCTGACTAAATCGTTGTCTATTGCAACTTCTTTTAACTTAGCCCAACATATCTGCTTAGCTTGTCTATAGGTTGGTGCTACATACCAAACCTTTTGTTTAGGCTTCTTACAGGCAAAGTTTAAGAGTTCACCAATAGCAATAAAAGTCTTACCAAATCTACGCCCTGTAATTAAAACTCTATTTCGTGCTTTGGACTGTATTACTTGTTTCTGTGGGTTGGTTAAGGGCATTTATTTTAATTTTTATATTAACTTTGCGACCTGCGTAATTACTATTAAATATATATTCTTTTTCCTCAGTATCTCTAAGATTGTTTATTGATTGATTTAAGAACTTATTTAATTCGTCATTCATACTTTAAAACTTTTTTTCCAAGCCTGTAAACTCCAGTAAGCGGCACTTAAATTCTTTTGACCCTTAACTCTTTTTAGCACACCACCCATTCTAGCGTCAAATGATCTTTTTCTAGCAGGTATGTTCTTCTTAATGCTCATTTCCTTAGATCCGAAATTAACTTTCTTAACATTACCTGTTTTTTTGTCTTTAACAAACACTTTAAACTTCTTAACATCACCTCTACTAGGTTTGTTTAGTTTAACTTCTCTGCCTTGATATTTTGCCATATTGTCATTCAATTAGTGTTTACTTGGCAACCCCAAGCGTGTACATAATAATCATTATGTTTAGTAACTTTTCCAGTCATTTTTCCGCTATCGTCATAAATATTTACATACTGTATTATATTTTTAATCTCCATAGCTTCGTATAACTCACTACAAGTTTTATCGATAGGTACTGTGTAAACAAGAGTACCAATACTTAAATATAGTATTAATAGATACTCCATTATCCGTAAGTAAAGTTAATAACCTTTTCGTTGTTCTCATTCAAGGTCATATCTTTCTTAGCCCATCTATCAGGGAATCTTCTCTCTAGTACCCAAGCCTTAGACTGCCAAGACTTGTCTTTCATTAGAAAGTCCAAACAATACATTTGACACTCAGATTGCTTTCTTTTTAGAGCCTCTAAAAACTCAATGTATTTTTTTTTGTCTTTTTCGACTTTAATAGAAGAAATGTCCTTATTTAGCCAATTATAATAAGTTTGTTCTGATATACCTGCGTATGAACAAGCGTCAATAATTGTAAGCCCATTTCCAATAGCTGTTAATAGTCTATCTTTTGCTTCTGAATATAGTAATGTTTTTCTTCCCATTTTACCCTCTTTTGTTTGAGTACCTGCTTATGCAGTGTTTAAGTTTTGTAATTTCCACCTGACATAATCAGGGTTGTTTTTTTCAATCTCAGTATAGTGTGTTGCCATACTATTGACAACATCTTCTTCACCCTTGCCCTCTAGTTGTCTAACATAATAGATAGCGTGTAATATTTCGTGTTTTACAAGGTCTACAGCTATAGAGCCACCTTGTAGTATAATATCTTGATCTAAGTATATCCGCATACTACGAGAATGAAACGAGCCTTGTTGCTCTGCACATTCTTCTGAAATTTCACTTGGTATTTGTTCTAATGTAATGCGATAATGCGACAGTCTTATAAATTCAGGCAATTCAACCTTTTTAGTCATTTATTTATTTTTTTTCTTTTTCTTTTTCTTCATTGGTGGTCTACCTACTTTAGAACCATAAGTACCTTTACCTTTTGGCATAAAAACTCCCTCTTTTCAATGATTTAACTTATATACAAATACACGAATGGTATTCTACTAAGTTATAACATTTACTGTTTACAAAAGTCAACAACTTTGGTCAAAAAACTTTTGTGCTTCGTCAATAGCTTCTCTAAATCTCTTACCAAGATACACTCTATCAACTTGATGAATGGTAGCTGTTTCTTTTATGGTGTAATCTTCTACACAAATATTATAAACCAATCCAAATGATTTATCACCTAACCAAGTATGTAAGCGTGATAATTTATATATAGCGTCTATTCTATCAGTTGCCATATCATTCCAACCTGTTATATCGCCTATTTTATTAAAGTTAGAAGTATAACTACCTATGCGACTTTTCTCCCATAATCTTCTAACTCTTAGCGCGGTGTAATATTGTTGTATATTTACAACTTTTTTTGACCGCAATATATCCAAAGAAGATTCAGATATATTAATCATTACGACTTTGCCTTGTCCTTTGGCTTTTTCTTCCTTAGTACCAATAAACTTAGGCTTAATATTTCTGCGATCTTCTTTCTTCAAATCTTCCATACACAAAGTGTACTGTATTCGTTCTATTTAATCAAAATAAAATAACTTACTTAAAATATGACATATAACATCAACAGTCCAGCCATCACCTAAAAGGTCTTGTGCTTGGTTTGTTGAAACAATATCTGTATAACCAACTGGAACTGTTTGAGCTTGTTCTAATTCTTGTCTAGTTAAAAATCTACACCAATCATCAAGCTGCACTAGTCCAGAGTTTGGACTCCTGTCTTGTCTCCTTGTTAAACAATATATTTTATTTCTATTTGTAACATTAGCACACACTTTTAATTCATTGTTTCTACCTTTGCCATCATTCCACATTTTGATATGGCTTGGAACTTTAGTTAGTTCATATTGTTTACAAATATCATAATTAATTTCTTTAAAGTCTTGAAAATCAATATTTCTATCTTCTGGGACTTCTACATTAGGTATATTTGTCCAATATATTCTAGGTCTTTTTTGATAGCTTACTAATTCAGAGTTTATATGTATGCCTTTAACTCCTAAATATTCATTCAGTTCAAGCTCACTTGATTTTTTCATTCTTACATTTTCTAATAAGAAAAATTTAGGATTTAACTCGTTTTTTAACCTAAGATATTCATAAAATAATTTAGACTTATCACCCTCTAAACCTTTACCTGTAGTCTTTAAAATTGAAAAATCTTGGCAAGGACTTCCACCTATCAACAAATCTATTTTCGGTAAATCTTTAACTTCTAGCTTTGTAACATCACCTAGTTGGATTGTATTTGGGTAATTATGCTGCGTTACTTGCATAGCTGTTTTTTTTATCTCACAAGCAAAATAATTATCATATTTTATACCAAGACGATTAAGAGCAATTTGACCACAGCTCATACCATCAAATAAACTTAATACATTCATATTTTTTCTCCATTGCGTTTACTAAACTTAAGGTATTGTTTTCCATCAGAATATTCTATCTCCGCCCAAGTCTCAG